AGATGAATGAGCAGCAACACCTCTACTCTCAACATGGCGCCGAGCGTCTGTCAGCCATTCTTCGATACAAAAGGAAAAAGGAGGCCGACCGTGACTGACGACATCGTGACCCGACTGCGCCATGTGGCATGGCTGGCCGAAGAAGGCAGCGACGTGACCGACCTCGCTGCCACCGCCGCTGACGAGATCGTGCGCCTGCGTGACGCTGGCAACCAACTGCACGCATGGGTAACGGTCAACGCAACGAGCATCCAGCAGGAACGCGTTTCCCATGACAAAGTGCTCACCGCATGGGAGGAGGCCTGCCGTGGCTGACGATCTAAACAAAGGAAACACGATGCACATCAAAATCGACACAACCAAACTGCTCAACTTGCTGGGCGAGAACGGCGAACACTGGGTTCAAGGCAAGTGGGGTGACGACACCGCCATGTGCCTGCACGGTGCGATTCGTCGTTGCCAGCCGCAACGGGGTGACGCCTACCTCATTGAACAAGTGGCACGACTGCAAGGTTGGGGCACCAACTGGAACGACAACAACAACACTGATTGGGCACAGGTGCGTCGCTTGATCGTGTCAGGCCTTGAAGTGACAGACGCTGATCTTGCCGACACGTTCGGCCCACAGTGGGAGCAGATTGTTGCGTTGGTGCGCCGTGCCGCAGTGCTGACAACCGACGAACTAAAGCGGTTATCGGCCGCTCGGGCCACCGCTCAGGACGACGCTCAGGACGACGCTCAGGACGCCTCTCAGTACATCGCTCGGCGCGCCGCTCGGTACAACGCTTGGTACACCGCTTGGGCCGCCGCTTGTGGCGCCGCTCAGGACCACGCTCAGTACGACGCTCAGTACGACGATTGGTACGACGGTTGGTACAACGCTCAGGACGCCGTTCGGGCCGCCGCTCGGGGACTTGTCATTCGTGACCTAATCGGCCAGCGCGGATTCACCCAACAGCACTACGACCTACTGACACAACCGTGGAGCAAGGTGATCGGCCCTGTTCATCCTGATGACAAGCAGGCCGACCGTGGCTGACGACAACGCGCAACTATACCGAAATAGGTATAGTTCAGCCATTCTTCGATACAAAAGGGAAAAGGGGAAAGAATGATGTTGTACATCGTAAGGGGTCTGCCCGGTTCGGGTAAGACCATACTGGCACACAAGTTGGCACAACTTGTGTGTGAGGCCGACCAGTACATGGTCGATGAGCAGGGAGATTACAAGTTCGACCCCACTCGCCTGCGCGAGTGCCACGACAAGTGCTACATCGCGGTGGCACGTGGACTCCGCATCGGCCTAACCGTGGCCGTGTCCAACACATTCTCCCAGCGCTGGGAGTTTGCCAAGTACGTTGCCCTTGCGGAAGACGAGGGCGTAACGTATCAGGTCATCACCTGCGAGGGTGACCCGTTGTGGCAGAACGTCCACAACGTGCCGAAAGAAACCATCCAGCGGATGAAAGACCGCTGGGAATTGTAACCGTTACAAGGAGAGATATGAAGACTCATTGGAATAAGCGTAAATGCCGCAAATGCGGCCAGCACATCGACCCGAACTCAGGCCCGTGGGTGAAAGTCTCGCCAACGGGTGACGAGAGTCACTACCACAAGGAGTGTGGCCGTGACTAGTTGCATGACATGCCGAGACGAGGGCACCATTGAGGTGCCGGTACGTGACGACACGGACCTTGTGCCGTGTCCGCACTGCCGCCCAGAGATGTGGCCCGACGGGTTTCCCGGTGTTAGGGCCGGTGACCGAATCATAATCCAAGCAAGCAAACACTTCCGCAATAAGGACTGGAGCAACCAGTGAACATAAACATCATCGTCAGCAACCCGCAGTTCGATTACCATTCGGAGGCCCCGTACGCGCATACAGTATTGCGGGACAATGGGACAAGCGTTACGTTGCTGTTTGAGGACGCTCTTCAGCGGGCGCTGTTCTTCCGTCGTCTGGCGTCCGAAGCCAGCGCCATGCTGGAAACAGAGGGGGTGGAGAATGCCTGACGAACTGCGCCGTGCTGCTATCGCGGCTCTTATCAGCCTTATCGTGTTCATCCCAGTCATGTGGATGGTGAAGTGATGGCAGTACGACGCAACTATTGGGCCATGTACCCCAATCATGAAAATCCAAATGGGATGAACCTGCTCACCCAAACTGGACTTGCCATGCTCTTCGGAGTGAAGCAAGTAACAGCAGCAGCGTGGGTAGTTCGTCCTGACTTCCCAGAACCAGCAATCATAAGCCTTGACAATGCAGTGCTCTGGGACACTGTAACTGTTACAGAGTGGTATGACAAGACAATGAAGAACAACGCACTGCATCAAGCGTGCCGACTTCGTAACTATAACAAGTCCAACGACAACAACAACAACAAGTAGGAGAACCACAATGGCTACTGTCCGTGTAGACCGCACCACCCTCATCAACACTCTTCGCACCAAGGTCGCAGAGGCCAAGGTCGTCTGGGATGCGTACGACAAGGAGATGGATGCGCACGAGAAGGCCCGCAAGAAGAACATCGAACAGTTCAAGAAGGACGTGCTGACCGGCAAGTTCAAGAACGAACAGGTAGACATCCATGTCCGTGAGGATTACTACGCCCAAAAATGGAATGCAGTCATCACGTTGGAGTTCCCTGAGAAGTACAAGGGGGAGCGCCCTCAGATTGATTGCAGCGTCCCGACTCGCTTCGACATCTCAGAGATCGAAGGCATTCTCCGACTGTTGGAGATGACCACCGACGACCGTATCAACGTGTCGATGCTGAAGAACATCAGCAGGTACCTGTGATCTTCAGGCACAACCAACTCTTTGACAGGAGTTGGTTGTGCCTTGGAGGCACGACTGGTAAACTTTACGGAACCATTACGAAACCCACGTCAAGTGGGTCTTAGGAAAGGAGAAAGCATGAAGCGACGACTCGCTGCAATGCTTCTGGCTACCACGGCCCTCACGGGCCTCCCTGCTAAGGCAGACGCTGCCGTTGGGAGGTGTCAACAGTACGAGCCTGCACTTGCGGCCCTTGCCCCTAAGGGGGGATGGGACGTGAACCGCATGTCACGACTGATGTGGCGTGAGAGCCGCTGCACGCCTGATGTACGGTCGAAGAGCCGTGACTCGGGTCTGCTCCAGATCAACGACGTGAACCATAAGTACCTGACCATGCGACTGGGCGCACCAGTCACGTCATGGCTGCTCATGAATCCGACGTACAACATCTGGAGTGCTGCTCGTCTATGCGAGTACGCACGAAAGGCATGGGGCAATTGTTATGCCCCTTGGGCATTGTAACCGTTACAACACAACCAAGACAGATAAGAGGGAGGGGGAAACCCCTCCCTCTTACATTTGGAGGAACCATGAACCAACCATCACAAAAGCAAATGGACTGGATAAAAGTCCTAGTGCAGGAGCGGAGGCAGGGGCTTACGCCTGCACCGGAATGGCTCAAGCCGCCCACCACTTCGTGGGAGGCGAGCCGCCTCATCAACAACCTCAAAGGTATCAAGAAGGATATCTACAATATCCCTGACCCTGAGGTTGGCTTCTATAAGGTGGGGGACACCGTGGTGTTCGCCTACCGTGCTCGTAGTGGGCACATCACTAGCAAGTCGTTCGCCGGTCGTTGGGAATACACCGGTAAGAAAGCCTTGACAGGCTGCACTCCTGACGCGATGATGACGGACAAGGAGGTGGCTGAACTCGGGCGCACCATCAGCAAGGATGGTAAGGGCACGTGCGTTGTGTGCCTAGCGGAAGGACGAGACCCCACGCTAACCGACGCCCGGTCCATTGCCGCTGGTTACGGGGCCACGTGTGCTGCCCGTTTCGGCTGGCGTTACCCATCACAACAAGAAGCAGAAACAATCATTGCCTCATGGGCTGTAACCGTTACAATGGAGGATATGAACCGTGTCTGACACAGATGACCTTATCGAACGTGACCGGCAGCGGGTGTTGGCTGTGTACTCAGCCACCGGCGACCCACAACTCTACGAAGAGTGGATGGGCAACTACATCGACACAGAGTATTGCGACGACTGTGGTGACGAGTTGACGGGGTCGGTGTGGTACATAGCCGTCCTCATCAAGCCCGTAACGTCTGCCAACGTGGGCGAGTCGGCGCAGTTGTGCCCCGAGTGTGGTGCCCGTCAACATGAGGGGGAGCAATGACACCCTTTGATAGGTGGCTTACCACTCAGCCCGATAACAGCGTACTCAAGCAAGTCGACTGCGGAGAGTATGAGGATGATGAGGGCGATTACGTTGGTCCGGTAGACGAGTGGAAGTGCGACTCATGCCGTGACTACATCGGAGCGATTCTCGTAGATAGCGAGGATGGCCCTGCCTACGTCAAGTGGATTGACTGTTGGCAGGATGAAGAGTATGACAAGTTGTACTGTGAGGGCTGCGCCCTTGCTGGTGATGAGCCAGACGATGACGAGGGCTGTGGAAAATGGGGATGCAAGGAGTGCTACCCCGGAGAGGATGAGGAATGATCATCGCAATCGTTGGTAATCCCGTGGAGGGATTCGACTATTACGGGCCGTTTGATGACATGGGCACTGCGGTGGAGTGGTGCGAAGACATGATTGTCACAGGTGATTGGTGGGTCTCGCTCGTAGAGTCGCCCGCCTCGTTCAACTACATGGAGAACTGAGATGCCTAACTGGTGCTTCAACCATCTTTACATTACAGGGGATAAGGAATCCCTTGACAAGTTCGCTTCTCAGGTAGACGAGGGCGCCCAGCCCGAGGACGACTTGTCAATCATCAAAACCTTCCTACCTATTCCTGACGACTTGGGCGATGGGTGGTACGACTGGTGCATCACGAACTGGGGCACCAAGTGGGGTGACTGCCACACCCACAGAGAAAAAGCGGGTGAGGGGCTGCACTACGTGTTCTACACCGCATGGAGTCCTCCCATTGAGGCCATCATCAGCATCAGCAAGTTGTTCCCCGACCTCAAGTTCGTTATCGTCTACGAAGAGGGCGGCATGGAGTTCATGGGTGGTGAATACATCCGCAATGGTGAAACCGTTATGGATGTAAGCGCCTCTTATCCTGAAATCCCTGACATTGATGAGGACGACCTTTCGTATGACCCGTACGATGCTCTCAATGACGCTGTGTTCCAGAAGTTCAATAAGTTGGCAAACGACTTGCGCGCTGCCGCTAGGTGACAAAGGTCACAGCATTTACAAGATGTAACAAGTTACAATCCAACCCTGAATACAAGGAGAACCACAATGGCTAGTGCCAAGCAACTGCGTGCCCAGCAGCGTGTCGTCATCAAGAGCGGCCCGTTCGGGGGACTTCACGCCACCGTTATCGACCCTGCGGTCATCCCTGACGGTATGTATAACCAGCGCAAGATTCTCGTCAACATCGACGGTGTCGGTGACGAGTGGGTAATCCCCAAGTTGGTCATGCTGCCCGGACAGCCTCCCGTCGCAACCGCCGCCCCGTCCCATGTTGTAACCGTTACAGCACCTAATCCAATGGTCGTTATGTCCGTGACCAAGATTGAGTCGCTGGATGACCCCGTGCTTGACCAGTTCCGTCCGACCCGTCCCAAGATTCTCAAGGAGTACGTGTCCCGTACTCTGCCGGGGAACATCAAGGACATCGACGTGCTCGTCAACTACTGGTCACGCCGTGATAGCAGCGGTTATGCAACCAACGTCGGTCTCGTCGGTGACACTCAGTCCGGTAAGACGATGCTCGTTGAGGTCATGGCGTTCGTCATCGCTGAGCGCATGGGCCTCAGCAAGCCCCTGCCGGTGTTTACTCTGGCCGGTTCGTCCGCTATCACCGACCACGACCTGTTCGGTCAGTATCGTCCCGACGATTCCGGTGAGTTGCGCTGGATGGAGGGTATCGTCGCCCTCGCAGTGCGGCTGGGTGGCATTTTGTACCTTGACGAGGTCAATGCAATTCCCGGTAACGTAACGTCGGCTATCCACCCCGTGTTGGATGACCGGCGTTACTTCACCAACTACCGCAAGCCGATTCGCACCGAGCACGGCAACTACATGCCCGAGGTCACCAAGTGCTCCACCGACTTGTGGACGCTGTGCACCTACAACCCCGGTTATGCCGGTATGAGCAAGACCAACGAGGCATTCGCCAATCGTTTCGTGTGGCTGCCTTGGGGTTATGACGAGGAAGTAGAGAAGCGCCTCATCAAGTCGCCTGCTATCAGGCTGCTGGGTCAGGCTCTCCGTACTGCACGTGAGACCCGTGCTATCACAACCCCTGTCGGCACCTCCGCTTTGCAGCGGTTGGAGCAAGACCTCATCGGTCTTGGTGTCGACTTCGCCCTGTGGGCATTCAGCGGGCAGTTCACCAGTAAGGCCGAGGCTTCCGTTGTCGAAGAAATCATCAACGACAAGAGCATCCGCATGATGCTGGAGGCTGAGGAAGAGGCCCGTAAGCCCAAGGAAGAGACTCCCGCTGAGGAAGTCATTGACGAGACTGTAACCGTTAACAACGAGGGATGGAGTGCATTCTGATGACCTACATGGATAAGAAGCAACTTAACAATCGTCGTTCCAGCGTTCGTAACACCCTCAAAGCAGAGAAGGAGCGTGCGCTTGGTACTCAACGAGCGCACGCTCTTGAGACTCTGCTGCGCCGTAAGCGCATGGCAGAGGAAGTCAACGACCGTAAGAAATCATCACAGGGTGCCTTGCTGCACAGTACGGCGGACTTGGCACACAAGGTGCTTGGTGCTTTCGGTGTGGACGTTCCCGTGCAGGTGGAGCAACTGCCCCCGTATCATGGCAGTGACTTCAAGGCTTACACGGACTTCAAGCGCATCTATGTGTCAGCCAAGACCGAGGGCCTCAACTTCACAGACTTTGAGTCTGTCGCCAAGTATGTGTTCACAATCAAGGGCGCTGTGTACCACGAGGGTGGTCACATCCTGTACACCTTCCCGTTCATGCACCTCCTTGAGAAGATTCAGACGTCCGGGGCGACCGATGAGATTCGTGACCGCGCGAGGAGGTTGCGTGAGGTCGACCGGGGTGACCAGCAGTTGATGCAGCGCAGTTGGAACATCATCGAAGACCAGCGCATGGAGATGGCCATGGTCACTGTGTCACCGGTGCTGGCCAACTACTACACAGCGACTGCACTCAACGTGGTGGTCAACCATGACGACCTTGGTGGTTCGTGGCCTTATGTAACAGGCCGTCTGTATCTGCCGTATGACCTGCGTAAGTCAATGCGCAAACTGGCCAAGAAGCACAACGCTGCCTTGGTTCCTCTCATCGACTCCGCTGTCGCTAGGTATCGGGTGGCTCGCACCGACGAGGAACTGTTCAATGCTCTGTGTGACTTCCATGCGCTGATGATGCAGTGGGGTCTTATGGGCACTAAGCATGAGTCTGAGCATCAGTCGCACCGATTCGGTAGCCAACTGCCGAAGCAACTCCCCGATATGGACGGTGCCACCGGCTACGAGGATGCTGACGACGACGAGTATGAGGACTCCCCCGACGACAGTCAGGGTGGCCCCAGCCAGCCGCAGCAGCCTGACGCTGGCGAGGACGACGCAGGGTCGCAATCGGGCGCTGGTCCAGACGACAGTGACGGCGAGGACGAGGATGACGACGGCAGCACCCCATCCCGTAGCAACAGCCCCAAACCCGGTAACGACAATAACGGCGATATCAACGACGGTCAGGCTGCGTCTAAGGGTAACGGTGCTGGGCGGGGACAGAGTGACGTGCAGGACATGATCAATGACATCCTTGAATCAGTCAAGCCTACGGTTAACAGTGATGTCCGGTCGTTCGTAACCAAGGTCAACGAAGAACTGAGCCAAGAACTCAAGCGTGACCCCACGGCGAAGCCGATGGACGCAGAGAGCATCGCTAAGGCCATTACCATCAAGGGCGGTATCATCGGCTCGCTGGAGCATCTGCTTGACCAGACCAACCCGTCGTGGCGATTCCGTCAGGAGATGGGTGTGCTTGACCCGACTGCGTATGTGATGCGGGAGCCGGGGGACACCGACTATTGGTCAGGTCTTGACGATAGCGGCAGTCACGGTTATGACCTGTCGGTGTCCGTCGTGCTTGACACGTCGTACTCCATGGAGCATCACACCAAGCAGTTGTCCGTTGCTGCTCTCAGTATCCGACTCGCTTGTGATGAACTGGATATTCCCTGTGATGTCTCCACGTTCAATAGCGTGGAGGGTGCGGTGTACCGAGCGGGTGAGCAGACTACTCCCTACTTGGTCTACGCCAACGGTGGTACCGAACCGGCTGCAATCCTGTCGATGCTTGACTCGCAGCGACATGACAAGCGGCGTCATCTCGTACTCATCCTTACCGATGGTGATTGGTCTGATACCCCGTCGCTGTCTCCGTTCGGTAGCCCCGGCAGGTACTTCCTGCTGCTGGGGTTCGGTATGTACAGCACTGCCATCCTCAGGAATAAGAATCCCAATGCGTGTGTGGCCATCAATGACCTCATGCGTATGCCCGCTGAGTTCACCAAGTCCCTCGCTGGGTTCATGGCGTAAAGGAGATAACAATGCGTTACGAAATCACAGTCACGTTCTCAGCAGATGATGAGGACGTGGCGCAGGCTTACCTAGACATCATTACAAGTATCGCCCCGTGGATGGTTGACAATATCAAAGCGAGCATGAAAGAACCGTACAACTATGCAGCACCCTAGCCAAATCTATCCGAAGCGTAATCTCTCTTTCAAGTTGGATGTAACAGTTACATTCGTTATGGAAGATGAGGCCACAGCGCTCAATCACTATGACATCGGCAAACTCATGCTTGATGTATCCGAGGCACTTGAAGAATCCTTGGCCACCACCTTGGAGAGCGAAGCAATGGCTCTTGAAGACGGTGCGCGAGTTAACAAGGTAATAGCAGAAGTGACTATCCCTAACCGAAAGGACGCGTGATGGAACTGGATGACTTCCTTAGCGCCATTGACAATACAACCGCTACCCCCAGCACCCCAGCGGTGACGGCGTTGGCCCCGGTCGACCTGCAACTGGACCTGCTGCCGTATCAGGAGGAGGCGCGTGACTTTGCCCTTACGAACGAGTCGTCTTATCTAGCCCTTGATATGGGGTTGGGTAAGACGGCGGTTGCTATCGCTATCGCAGCAGCATCCAAGAACGCTGGACTCACGCCCATCGCAATCGTGGTGCCGCCAAGTCTGCGAACAAACTGGGTGCGTGAAATCCAGAAGTTCGCACCGTGGCTGCGGGGCATCGTCATTGACGGTACTAGGGCACGTGCTCTTCCCAACGTCGACCTGTACATCGTGGGCGATAGCGTGCTCACCCACTGGGAGCCACAGTTGACTGGGCGCGTCAAGACGCTCATCGTTGATGAGGCGCACCGCCACAAGAATCACGACAGCAAACGTGCCAAGGCGCTTACGACTATCGCTGGGGGTGTTACTGGTCGCAAGGTTCTGCTGTCCGGTACCCCGACTCCCAACGGTAGGCACGCTGAGTTGGCGGGCCAACTGGACATCCTCGGACAGAAGGCATGGACCGCTATCGGCGGTAAGGGTAAGTTCTGGAACTACTACTGCCCCAAGGTCAACTCATGGGGTTCTCGTGGTAACAACGACACGCAGGGCTTGCACCAAGCAATGCAATCGTTCATGATGCGCCGTAAGCGAGATGATGTGCTTGAGTTGCCTAACAAGGGCAGGTCTGCTATCGCTATCGAAGGTTCGGGTAAGGCAGCCCGTGACTACCCCCGCATCGAAGACGACCTTATCGCCTTCTTGCAGGGCGAGGACAAGAGCATCAGTGGTGCGCTCAAGTCGGAAGCACTGGTGCGGATGGGCCTGTTGCGTAGGACTGCTGGCATGGCCAAGGTGGGAGGGGTCATCGAACACGTGAAAGAACTGCTTGACTCGGAACCGGGCGGTGTGTTCGTGGTGGCGGAGAACGTCGATGTGATGGACGCTCTGTATGACGGCCTTATCAAGTACGGATGTGCCGTGGTAAGGGGTGGTATGACTGACAAACAGAAGACGGAGGCAGTCGACGCCTTCAACAGCGGGGCAGCACGTGTGCTCGTTGGGCAGATCGTTGCTGCTGGTGTGGGCCTCACCCTCCACGGCGGTGGACTCAATCACAAGGTGGTGGTGGCACAGTTGCCGTGGACACCCGCTGACTTGCGGCAGGCCGAAGACCGACTGCACCGCATCGGCCAGACCCACGATGTACACGTGGAAGTTACGTTGTGCAGCCTTGAGAATCGCTGGACCATTGACGAGCGGTTGTGGTCGGTTCTTGAGCAGAAGGCTTTCGCCACTGGTGAACTCATCGACGGCGAGGGAGAGTACCTCTTGGAGGGTATCCAAGAGGGAGTGTTGGACAGTTACCGATAAGGAGTGACCATGAGCAGCGGAGTTATGTACATTGATGTAACCGAAGGTGATGATCTAACGGTCATAGTCAACGGAACGCCGTGCAACGTCGATATCGACGCTGAGGGTGTTCGATTCTCCGTGTGGGGCGAAGAGGCAGATGCCCCACACGGGATGCTCAGTATCACGTGGAGTGACATTATCCAGCAGGTAGAACAGGAGACAGAATGAACGAGGACGAGTTTTACCCAGACGAGCCAGTAGGCGGGGTTATCGTCGTAGATAACCCCGGACGTGAGAAGTACCACGTGATCAGAGTCAAAGAGATTGTGTGGACGGACGTTGAAGTGAGGTGGGAGTCCACAAGGAGCCGGTATTTAGTGAAGGTGTACTTGAGTGACCACGCATGCCCAGTCGTGTGCTCCACCTACGACGAGGCCGTCGCTAAGAAGTGGGCTAAGGTGCTGGCCGTATCAGCCCATTTCCTTAATACGTCAAGCATATAACAGTTACATCACTAACACTGATAAGTGACAAGTAGTTGCAAAGCAAGAACCACCTAGATAGGATACCTACCATGAGTTCCCAACTGGAATCACTTAACAAGACCATCCGTCAGTACCTCGCCACTAGGGCCGCTGCCAAGTCGGCGCAAGAGGCGGCTGATGTACTGGAAACCATCATCAAGGCAGAAATGATCGGACAGGGGTTGTCAACCGTAGAGTGCGACGGTAAGGTCGTCACTCTCGTGCACTCCGCTAAGCGGTCATTCGATGCTTCACTTCTCAAGAATCTTGTGAAGCCAGCGGTGTTCTCCGCTGTGACTGAGCAGGAAGTCAAGAGCAAACTGGTTGACGCAGCCATTACAAGCGGTAAGATTGACAAGACAGTCGTTGACCAGATCACAACCACAACCCCATACACACAAATCAGGATCAAGTGAAATGAACCACGAAACCAACACCCAGACCCTTGACATCAAGACCCTCATCCACCTGCTGATGGAAGAGGACATGCCCCACGGGCGCATCCTCAGCCTCATCGCACGGGAGTGCAACCTCCCCGAGGAGAAGTTGATGTCGGCGGTGACCGGCGCTAACAAGCCCGAGACCACCCGTAAGAACATCGCATGGAGCGACGAGGCTGTTAACCGGCTCATCGCTCTCTGGAACGGTGGCGAGAAGCCCAGCAAGATCGCTGCACAGTTCGGTTGCAGCACCCAGACGGTGTACCAGCGAGTGCGTATCCTGCGCCAGACCCGTACCGACGTGATGAAGCGTGTGTACCAAGGTACCCCCCGCAAGACCACTGTCACGGAGTGACCAAACAGCAACAGAGGGGGTGGGGGTTCGCCTCCACCCCCTCTTTGCGTTACGACCCCAACACGCAGCAACCGCTGCGCCGTCCAAAGGAACGATATGAGTAACCAAACCAAAGAGCGGCTGTGGATGGTGTTCTGGATTCTGTTCGCCATCGCAATGTTGCATGCCTGCCTCAACCCCACGGTGTCGTCAGACCCACAAGATGACGACTGTGTTGAAATCCTGATGCCAACGGGGTATGAGTGCGCATGAGCATGTGCCGAGGCCCAGTGTGTAATAACAAGGCAGTGGCTAAGGGCCTTTGCGCTAGTCATTACAAGCAGTTACAGCGTGATGGTGTGCTGCACGCTATTGAGAAGACACAACTTCCCGAGGACAAGTTCTGGAAGTTCATTGACAAGCGAAGCAAGAAGTTCGATGGGGACGACTCACCCTGCTGGACGTGGACCGGCCCTGTTGATAAGGGGTATGGGCGCATGTACGTTGGAGGTAAGGCGTACCAAGTCCACCGCTGGTCATACGAACAGCACAAGCACGTGACACTCACCAAGGAGGAAACCCTTGACCACCTATGTCGTAATACCCTTTGCTGTAACCCTGACCACTTGGAAAAGACTGCTCTGGCTGAGAACATCTCACGGCAGCATCTCTACTACTCATTGCAAGCAGAGATAACAAGACTACGAGACTTCCTCTGGGATATCGGTTACAACCCTGACACACTACAAAAAGAACTCTAGGAGCCACCATGCAGACGTTTGTTCCCCACGGGCCGTTGTTCAGTGAAACGGCCAGAACACTTGATATGAAGAGATTAGGTAAGCAGCGAGTAGAGGTGTACCAAATCATCCGTGCTCTCACCGGAGAGCAGAAGGGGTGGTGGCACCACCCTGCCGTGAAGATGTGGGACGGTTACGAGTTGGCCCTGACGCTCTATGGAATCGCGATGTGTGACGAGTGGGTCAAGAGGGGTTACAAAGATTCCCTCAAACCCAAACTGACCGTGTACTTGAAGCAGTTTATGGACGACCAACAGACGGTGGACTTCCCCCGGTGGCTGTGGGACTCGGACGTAATCAAATCCCACCGGTCTAACCTCATCCGCAAGTACGCAGACCATTACGGCCCGATGTGGCCTGATACCCCTAACGACCTTCCCTATGTGTGGCCGGTGGCGTGATGACACTCAAGCAAGTATTCAGCGAAGAAACCCAGTGCCGAACCAAGGAAGGACATCTCAAGCGCACGTTCCATAGCAAGGCAGACGCCAAGCGCGCTGCAAAGCAAGCGCCCACCGTAATGGGTGGTGGCAGTGGTAGAGGAATGATGGAAGCGTACAAGTGCCCGCACTGTGGGTTCTTCCACATCGGTCACGCACGACCCCGCTCAAGCGGTAAGTAATAGTTGCCGTGCTCGTTGCTTGAGTAAGCCGTCAGGGGTAGTCCACACAACGGTGTGCACCCCATGCTTGTCAAGCAACGCCTGACACCTAGCGCACGGCTTAGCGCTACCAAGGTCACCCGACCTAGTGACCCGCGCCACATACAAGGTGGCTCCGTCAGAAAACCCTGCCTTACGGATAGCGACGGCCTCGGCATGGTATGAAACGCCAGACAGTTCTACCTGCGACGGGTCGTTACGGTAACGATTGAAGCCAACGCTCAGCAGGCTTCCCCCCTTGACGAGAACAGCCCCCACACGCCATTGTTCGTGGGGGGCCTGTTCTGCTTGGGTGATGGCTCGGTTGAGCCAACGGATATCAGAAGAGGAAATCGCCGCCATTTGCGAGTTGCTCCTTAACCCACTCTTCGGTCTCCCCGATGATACGGGACAACGTGGCAACCGGGGTCTTGTCCTTCGCACGCCTCAGCGTGGCGTAGGCATCGGTCAGCCTGAACTTGGTGTGCTCTTCAGAGATGTTCTCAGAGGTGATGCTGCGCCGGTCGGTAGGAGACAATCCACCGTAAGTGCCCACCTTGATGAAGTTGTCGACAGCAAACTTGAGGCAGTCAAACCTAACGCTGCACTGCATGCAGAAGACCTTTGACTTGCCAGCGTTGATTACCGACAACGGCCCCTTCTCTGGAAAGAAGACGTTTACATCCGTACCTCGGCAGGCTGCTACTTGCCGCCAAGCATCGTTACCCCATGACGCTAGTTGGGGGAGTTGGATGTATTCGTTCGTGTCAACCGACACTGTGGCTCCTTAGAGGTTAGAGATGATGTCAGCAAGCCGATTAGCACCGATAGGAAGGTCGTAGACAACGAGCCGTTCCCTGTTCAAAGCCGCCTCCTCATTCCGCACTTCTGCGGAGTAGAGAGACTTGAGGTGCTTGATCCAGTTCATGGGCCGCTTGGCTATCCTACCGATGCCGTCAGCGGCGAGGTCGATGTAGGAGTCAAGCGCTTGCGCCACAAATGGTATCCCCGCGGCGGCGTATTCCAAACCTTTGATCGAAGATTTTGCCCGATTGAACGGTGTGTCCTTGAGAGGGACGATACCTATATCCATAACCAAAAGAGATGGATAATCCTCTGCCCTTGAGAGGGGCAAAGTGGTCACCGCGTCGTAAGGCACCCCAATGCGTGACGCAAAGGATGGATATTGGATGTTGTTGCCGCTGTGATGAAGCCTTATCTCACCACTGTTGAACATAGGGCGCAGGATGCCCGCAACGGTTTCCAAGTCGCGGCTGCGGTGAGCAGTAGACCCAACCCACCCGACTACCGGAGGGCCATCATCGACATGCTTTCGGGGAGTGAAAGCCTTCAGATCGACAGTGTTAGTCGCTACTACGATCTCCGCTTTCACCCATGGCCTAATGCGGTCAGCCAAGTAAGAAGTGCTAACCGTTACCAAATCTGATTTGCTCAATATGCCCTTGTAGTGGTTGATGTTTTCATCAGGGTATTCCTTTGGGTGGTTAAACTTGAAGGCCATGTTCGTGGGATCGACACCCCAGTACCAGTCATCAATGTCGTTGATGATCTTCTGGCCGGTGGCACGGGCTTTGAGAATGTTCTCAGCCAAGCCCCGGTGAGTAAGCCGCTGCATGATGATGACATCAACCTCATGCTGGTTACCGTCTTTATCCATGATGATGAAATAGGAGCCGTTGAACGCCAGAAGCCCCACCTTTATGGTGAAGGGGAGCAACGGCAGGTACTTGCCTACGCGCGCCCATCCCGAACCACCCCACACGTCGAAAGGTTGACCGTGGTCTCTGGGGTGCGTCCAGTCAGCCGACGCTACGCCTAACCTCAGAGTGCTTTGCGACGAACCCATGATGCTCCGAACTCCCGTATCTCGTTGAGATTCCACAGAGGGGTAGCCGCCAACTTGCCAATGGGCTGCGGGAAGTCTTTGCGGCGGCGAAGAGCGTGAATCTGCTGTTTGGGGCAACCTAGAGCGTGAGCGACCTCGGCTGTCCCACCTATGAGGGAAACGGGGATTGATGTATCCATGGTTATCCTTTTGTCAAGTCGTATACGAGGGATAGTAGATCATAAGGTTGTCCGCTCTTAGGTAGCGTGTCTACATCTGCATAGACATCATCCCAGTTAGGAGCGTCCCGACAACCTTGGCAGGTGCATCCGAAGCGTTTGTACTCTATGGACCCATGCCGTAGGGTATGGGGCTTCTTACGGTCTTGTGGGGTAAACCCACCCCATAGTCCCCATACCTCATCGTTGCTTTCACAGTAGGCGAGGCACTCCTTCCACACGGGGCAGGCGTAGCACACGTACTTGCCGATGGCGTAGTAGTGGTTGGGCGACTGGGCGTCAAGAGGAGGAAAGAAGAAGTCGGGGTTGATACCCTTGCACAGTGCGTCTTCTAACCAGTCCATAGAGTGCATTATAAACTGACACCTGTCAGCGCTTGTGGATGCCCCGAGCGTAAGCACGGTCGTAGACCGCCTGATTGAACTTCATCATGAGAGTCACCGTGGCGATGCTGGCGAGGGTGCGGACTGCCTTATCAAACTTCTCTTGGTCTTTCGTGGTCATGTGACCATCATACACACAGAGGTGTCAGTCGTCAACATCAAGAATGTCCGAGATGAACTGGTCGGTACGGTTACCGTCAAGTCCACCACCGGGTAGTTGCCGAGCAACGTCACCCGCTTTCTGACCGAAGAGTCGGGACAGCACACCACTGCTGCCTCGTGCTTCCACTTCCATGCGCAACACATCACGTGTATCGCTGATGTTCTTGAACTTGTCGATAAGGCTGAACAACCTATCCATTTCAGACGATAGGGCTGGGTCAAGACCTTGGCCTTCAAGTTCTTCAGCGAACCTCGCGAATAGAACACGGCTTGCCTGCATCTCAATCATGGCCTGTAGAACAGCGTTGAGTTGGTCCTTCGTGCGTATCTCCACGGGGAGTCGGAAACCACAATCAGAATGTTCCTTGAAAGCAGGGCAACGGGCTGCTAGATAGCAACTATTACACTGCCTTAGAGGGTTCGACTGATACCGGATAACAGGGGTTTCCTCGGGGCCAATTTCGATGGATTCCCCTTGATCTGTAAGGGTTTTAGACCCGATGGAGGCTATGCGGTCTATACCCATAACCGGTAGCAACAGACGCTCTGAGTCGTGCCGCTTTCTTAGGGGGGTGATATCAATATTCGTACCCTTAGAATCCACCAAACCGCTGGTTTGTGAAATCCCTTCGATAGCAATTATTTGCTCATCATCAAGTGTAGAGAATTCACTCTCGTCGTCACCTTCGGAGGGGTCATAGGCCCCAACTGTGCGAGTCTCCCACTGCTGCCACGACTTGATAGCAAGTGTTCCAACAGCGGTCACGTTATCTTCCATGACCTCTTGAAAGTCCACGCCCAGACGGATGATGTCTGCGCGATGCTTGCGCCGGGAACTTTCCTTCTGCTGCGCTGGGTACCTACGGAGGCCGTGGCCATCCCATACCTGAGTTTCACCGTACCTTATGGCGCTAGTCCATGACCCAACTACTACCGCATCCCATGGTAAGGCTTCGATGATGTCGGGCTTGCTCGTAATCCCGACCAACTTGGCGTCCCAACGCTGCGATAGTGACCGTATCCGAGGAAGGGTCTTGGGTGTGATGGCTTTATCTGATATGGCTGCTCGCCCATAACGCTGGCAAAGCCACGCCAGTCTTTCCAAGTCGTCGCCATCTGACCAGACCGGTACGTACTTGTCACCTAGAAACTCCCCATCGAAGTCGGGACGACCAATGATGACTGATAGGTCGTCAGCGTAAGTCCTAACGAAATCCCCATATCGGGATACGTCCTCATCTCCCTCTGATGTGTAGAGCAAAACTTCTGCATTGTTATACACATCAGGGATACTGAACTCTTTGGTCTTAGGTATCGCTAGGTGCGTAAGGTTTACACCTACGCGCTGGATACCGTTAGAGAGGAGAAGGTTACGGTGCGAACCCTTCTCGGCTCCGCCGAAGTACACCTTCATCTAGTCTCTCCATGTTCTCTCAGCGGCCTTTAGTGCCTGTGATTCCATCTCTTCTACGAGACTATCCCACTGACGAATCTCTTTGCCGCGGTCCCACTCTGGGCGCACAACGAACGGTACGGAGACAAGGATGGTGGGGATACCAAGGGCAGTTGTCTCGGCGCAGGTCTTAGGGTCGGTGTCCACGTACCACTCCACCCTTCCGAACGCAGCACCCAAGAGTTGTATCTTCTGGGCCTTTAGATCAGGGTGAGGCTCGGTGATGCACTCAAAGAAGGATGCCTTGAACCCTTCGCGCTTCAGCCAGTCTGCGAAGTGTGAGCGGTCGTACTCCTCGTTGGATATCACCGCGAGGCGTCCCATGTAGCGCTCAAACAACATAGCCCATATGGCTCGTCCTTCGGGCACGGGCTGCCGAGATCCTACGACATCAGCACTCCGTGATAGAACTGATAGGTTGACAATAATCATGTCAGTCGTACATGCGCTTTGCAACTCGTGCGCGGTGAACTACATAGGCGCTGGCGGGGCAGTAGTGGCACAGGAACTGGCGGTGCTCCTTTGGTACCCCTATCGAACGGCCAATCGTCTTACTGTCGTCCTCGTAGTCAAGGCACATATCCTTGGGGCGGTTATGACGGTCAAAGCACCGCAGCGCTTCGACCTTGAGGTCATCGCGCAGTTCCCGAACGGCCCACTCGTTCTTAGCGAGTTCACTCTTGATCTTGGTCTCGTCACCTAGGGCTTCCCACGTCTTATCGTCACAACGCAGAATCAATGCGCGATGTGCGTCGGGGTCAGGATTATCTGCCTGCTGAAGGTGGCGGTTGCAGAGTTCGATGAGTTCCATGTCGTACTCAACGGGACCGTCGTAGTCCTTCATCTTGTACATGGTTGCGCATGATTTGCAGGTAAGCAGACGGGGCATGTTGTTCTCCTATGAGTCAACTTATGGTGACGTTATCTTATATGAAGGTCAGCAGTAACCGCAAGGGCACCCCGTAGGGTGCTCTGGGGTTGCAATGCTGTACTGCATCTGCAATTCATCGGCGCGCTTGATGACATCCTTGAGTTCAACAACACCACCACGATTAGGGGTGAGGTGCTTGTACACGCCGTCCTTAGCGCCTTGCTTCATATCTGAGTTCATTGAACGTGAGTCGTTAACTGCCATGATTAGTCCTTTGTTAGAATGGGCCATACTCTTTGTTATAGCGGTTGGATGCCTTACGAGCCGCCCTAATGTCCTGCTTTTCCGTGGTGTTCATCTCTGTTGTGGGTTCTGATGAACGGTCTTGGGGGGTATTGTCTCCCCGTAACTTTTGAAATGTACCTTTTACCTTTTCAAACATCGTAGAACGAGTAGGGCCAGTCGGTTGTACAGGCAACTCTTGGGTGGTGGGGCCGCCACTATGGCCGATGTAGGCCGCCCACGGGTCTACGTCGTGTTCACTCATGTTGTTCCAGTTCGTTGGCACGGTACCGGTTCCTCCGGGTGTATTGAGTTCAGGTGGTGTTCCTTGGTTGGGCATACCACGGCGTGTTGGCCCCATCGTCACGGGAGTGGAGGGAGGGGTAGGAGGTGGTGTTCCTTGGTTGGGCATACCACGGCGTGTTGGCCCCATCGTCACGGGAGTGGAGGGAGGGGTAGGAGGTGGTGCGGGGGTTGTGGTTGTGGCCGTTCCCGTGGCGGCACCACGCTGGGCACCACGGCTACTGGGGGCGGGAGTTACTGGCGAAGTGGGAGGAGCGGGTTGGGCTGTCGTAGTCGCGGGTGCTGGAGTGCTCGCTCCTGCTGACGCCCCAGCCCGTCGTTGCGTGCGACTGCTAGGGGCCGCTGCTGCTGGCGCGCTGGCGTTAGCGTTGTTTCTATTTTGAAGGGCTTTGCTGTTAGCGATTGACTGCTGCTGTTGCTGTATGCCCTTAGCGATGGTGTTAGTAGCCCTAACACCTCTGACAGCATTGATACCATTTCCAAGCGTATTGACCGCTCTAACTGCATTACCTAATTCAAAGTTAGGGCCAGCGAGCCGCCTATCGAAGTTAGGGTTTATCCCTGCGTTAGGGACGTTACCCATCATTGTGCCTCTTGCATAACGAGGGCCAGAGTTGAGAGTTGAGCCTATGGAATTACCATAAAAGCCACCACCGTATTTAGCACGATCTGAAGTGTTTTGGAAGTTGGAACTCCGTCCCGCTGCGAAGTCGTTCTGGGTCGACCAATAAAGCCTGCGGATGGCTATCTCAGGTCTGTTAAGGAAGGGGTCTCCTGTTTCAAAAGGGTTGTAACCAGCCATCACACACCTCCCAGAGTGTTCATTGAGTACCTGCCGCTGCCGTCGAATGTTCCCTCTGTTAGTTCAGAGTGCATGACAGGTAGGCCAGACACCCACGACCTGAACGTCGGGGCGTAGCGGTCGGTGTTAAGGATGTCCATCACGGTTGGCTCTTGCTTCACCAAACCCATGCGGTCGGGAAACAACTGCTGAGGCACGGCAGGACGAATGGCCCTGATGGTATCAGGGTCACTAATGGCTGCTTCCAACGCTTGGTCGGTAAGCATCTCCTGACGGGACTGCCACGGGCGTGCCAACCTGTCTACTTACCCTTTACTTTCTTAAGGTTAGGGTTAGCCTTCTTTGCAGCAGGGGATGCCTTACGTGCGCCAGCGGCAAGGATGGCACCAGCGCGTTCTTCGCTGATGCCCTGCTCCTTGGCGATCTTCTTCTGTGTGGTCTTGAAGCCGGGGTGTTCTTTGCTGTGCTTAGCCATTACTTACCCTTCTTCTGGATGTTCTTAAGGGCGTTGGATGCCCGCTTGTCTTCAGGAGTCTGGTTTAGTTTGGCGCGCTGTTTTGCAGCGTTGCTCGGGACAGCCTTCAGGTTCTTTGCCTTGTCAGCAGTTCCGGGCGTGGGATTCTTCACGGAGGCCCGCTTAGTGTTGTCTTCCTTATTAGGCAAAGTGCTGATCGTAATCTTCTTACGAGGGTTGTTGTCAGCGTCTTGGTCGTAGGGCCGGTTATTTGGGTTACCCATTTTTACTCCTTTTAGTTGGGCGGGGGATTCCGTGCGGTGAAGCCGGGTCGGAATCGTCTGTTTGGTTATAGATGTGGTGGGCGGTTGCGCCTGCGGTGAAGTGGTCGTTACGAGTAGGGGTGTCGCCAACTACTTGAAGACCCGGGATGGGGCGTTGTATAGGACCTGCATCGTCAGAGGATTTCTCATTCCACTCTGTGTACTGGCGCTCTTCCTCTGCCTTCTTTACACGGTCAGAGGACGGGATGAAATTAGCCTTGCTGTTTTTTGGTGGAGTGCTCTTGGTTTTTGATTTGCGTCCGAACTTCATGAGGTCACCTCCACGGGGGGGCAAGGCTCTTCAAACGGCTACGCCGTTGAGCGTCAATGATTGGTTGGTCTGCTGCACCCAACCCGCGGGAAACTCCCGCTGGCCCCATTTTACCATCATTAGTAAGATGGGTGGGCATCGCACCAGAAGGGGCGAACTTCATGCCCCTTGCTTCCAACTGTATACCAGTAAGAAGATTGAACTCATCGGGCCAGATGTAGTCGCCCGTGTTGATGCGCTCACCCTTATGCACACCCCGCGAGTAAGAGCGGGTGTTGGTGCGCATAACAGCCGCTGTCAGTTTGTCCTGACGACGGTTAGAAGTGGACGTGCCCAGATACCCGTCTGGGTACTGAACGTCAGGGGATGTGCCCCACGCCGATAGGCGTGCATCTTGTGGACTACGGAAGGTAGGAGCAGGCCCGAGAGGTGAGGAAGACTGAGCGGAACTCTGGGGGTCGTAACTGGTGTTCCACTGAGTGAAGGTCTGTTGGTTAGCCAAGGCCCATTCCATTTCCCATGCCGGTCATGAAGCCGCCTTGGCCTCCACCGGTTACTGGGACTGGGCGAGGAAGTGGCTTCTTGGGGATAGCGGTAGTCTTCTTCTTCGCTTTCTTTTTCTCAGTCATACCAGTCCTCTGCTTTGTTCTTACGCTTCTGAAGTTTGGTTTCTCTTACCATAAACTTGCTGTACTTCTTAGAGTAATTAAAAGACGACATATCTTCTTCAACTTCTTTAAGATAGTCATCTTTAAACTGTCTGTTATTCATACAGTAACAACCATGTCACTCTTCGCCTTCAAATGTGTATCCCGGCTCGTACTTGACCTTAGCCTCTAGGTGGCCTGCGTTAAAGGACGACGTTCTCTTAGGGAGACCCCTTAAAAGACTTTGTGCGATCCCCTTATCCACCCCAGCAAGCATAGGAGCAGCAACTGCTGCGCCATAACCACTGAGGGAGGGAGACTGCTGCTGGATGTGTCTCCGTAGTAGAGAACCGGTGGTTGCCGCTTGGCGGGACTCGCTAGGAAGGGATGGATTAGTCCACCGTTGGTATTCAAAGTTTTTTGTAAGCCCCAGTTCTTTCATGTTGCGCCTGTCCCTACTGATGACAAGGTCGGCTTCCCTGTTAGCCTGAACCTGCTCAGCGCGGCGCTCCAGACCACCGGCTAGACCACCACCATCCCTAGGTGTCCGGTTTGGTGACGATGCTCCCCCGGTCTTTTTTGCACCGGTAGGCACTGAGGGATGTCCAATTAGAATGTTTCGTGCTGCCCCGCCATAGCCACTCATACCTTCAAACATCGTGGCAGACTGCCGCAGTCGGCGGGATTGCCACTTCTGAGGGGACATGGTCTGCTTCATCATCTCTTCGTGCTTCGTGTCTTCAGCCGCTCTTTGAGCGGCGAGGCGTTCTGACCTAGCAATGTCCGAGGGGAACACGTTCGTGGTGCGTGTGCCCATTGTTAGTTCTTCTGTGCCCTTTTCCTTCTGCTTAGCAGTAAGGTCAGTAGCCAGTTCGGTAGAACGGGTAACGCGCTTTTTGGATGACCGGGGTTTGGGGTTATAAGGGGTTACCGGTTCACGGGGTTCGACTACCGCTTCGCGGAACGAGGTGGGGTCGTCAAACACAGGGTTTGATATGTCTTCCTCAACTCCAGTGGGCTTGGGTTCTGCGGTTGCTGCTGCGTGGGATGCAATCGCTGGGGCGGCTTCGGTCTTTATGATACGAAGTATTTCCTTCATATCATCAGAAGATGATAACCGTGCGGTTTGGTCTTCAAAGTCGTCAGGGTTGCGCTGCTCCAAAGACCGTTTACCTAGTTCTAGCCTCCTAGCGTATTCGGTTGGAACGCCGTTGACTGCGGCCACGTATTCCTCGGTACGAGTGCCCGCGGGGGCTTCGGTAGAAGGGACAGGCGGCGGCTGAAGGGGGGTTCCACCACTGGGGTCCACAGAACGCCAAGCCATGTTTCTCTTACCCGTGCGGCTACGAGGACCGGGGTTTACTTCCTTCAGGGTGCGCACTATGCGTGTGGATTGGCCGGTTTCTTTGTCCATGTGCTCTGGGAATAGTGACTCTTCTACCCACTCGCCCTCTTTGAATCCGGGTTTCCTACGGAACCTCTGTCGCGTAGGGCGTGGGAGTGTGGTGTCAGCGGGGCGCTTGGTGCGCTGAATAACCCCGGTCGACGGAACCTCGGTCTGCATCTTGCCAATCTTCTTGTTGATGTCAGTTGCGAGTTCGTATGCGGCTGTGGGGACCTCACCCTTGGGTGAATCTGGGGACACGGCAGGAAGCACGCCGCGCATCTGGCTAATCGCTGCACCAGCGTAGCCGGTGGTAGCGGGGGCTTGGTCCCTAAGGTGCTCGGAGAGAACCCTTTGCTTGTCAGCAAGGCGGGCTTTTTCTGTAATTGGGTTGGGCAGCCCCATAGCCTTTGCTAGGCGCCCTGCCCTAGCCTCTCTTTGAGGGGATTTATGTACGTTTTCTCCAAACAAAAAGAGTGACCGCTGGACTTGACCTTCATACGTTTCTTCGCGTGGGGTCCCCTCTGAGGTGGTACCACGACCGACCAGTTCGGGTGGAACCGGAGTCTCCACTTCGGGAGTGTTGATTCGCTTGTAATCCTGTAGGTCGGGTGTGAGCACGTCGTAGTGCTTACGGAACATGATGCGACGCTTACCAGTGCGCATCTCAGAGGTCTTGGCAAAGGGCTTACCAACTTGGTCAGACGCCTCACTTCGGTTAGAAGGCTTGGCGGGGGGACGCAGACGCAAATCTGCTATTTCCGCCCTGCGTTTGACAGTAGAAGCACGGGGGGTGGCGGTGCGCTCCCCTGCTTTAAGAGACTCGTGTGACTTCTTACGGGACGTTGTCTTACGCTCTTTACGCGCGGCGTCAGCCTCTGCTTTAGCGGCTGCCTCTTCCTCAGGTGACATTTTGGGCGCTGCGTCCCTTGCGGCTGCACGCTGGCGTGCGGCTTCCCGCGCCTCCTCACGTGTCTGAGTCTTTTTTAGTTCCTCTAACTTTTCATTGTCCTCAGGGGATATAGAAGCCACCTGTCCTCCTAAACATAAAGTAAGAACTACAACAGTTTAGCAGTTACCGGGATACCGGTTTGAAAGAGATAGCGGAGATCGACTCACCGTTGTCTCCTTCTATGTCATCAAATCCTATAGTAAAAAGTAAATCAACTCCGCGGGGTGCGACGAACCCACGGGCGATAGCGCAAGCCTTCACGGCTTGGTTCACAGCGCTAGCGCCGATGGCGCGCATCTTGGGGGACTTACCTGCTACTACGGCTCGGGCGACAATCGACCCAACGCTTTGGGGATTGCTGCTGCCCGATACCTTGACGATGTCGTCTGCTTCAAAGTCGCTTGACATATGGTTACTCCGAACTTATAGAGGTTGTGTGTCGGAGTAAAGGTTAATGGTATCCAGCGGACTTGAGAAGGTCAATCAAGTCAGATAGCCGCATAACAGCGTAGGTATCACCTAGGACAGTTTTCCCCTTACCGGGCCGCTTAACAACGAGCGCAGGAACGGCGTTCCCAAGTCTGGCAGCCTGCTCAACTGTGTCATTGAGCCAACTGCTCAGAGCGAACTGCTTCTGATTCTTGCACTGGAACGTCACCTTGCGTCCAGCGGAATTAGCAACACCGTTAATATCACCAGTGTCGTTAGTGCCAGATAGAGCAGGGCGGTGCGCGTGGATGAAGCCCTCACCTATGAGGTAATCCTTGATGAGGGTTTCAAACGACGTGCCTTTCTGTTTGGCGCGGTTGGTCATGGGCTGAACCTTTCGTTACGAGAAGTCCGAGGGAAGGCACTCACACGTCGTGTCAACTCCCTAGACAGCAACTGTGATCCGCGTTCGCACCTATCGAACACAGATTCGACCATCTTCCTGTAGGCGCGAGCCTTACGGTGTTCCTCTTGCTGAGCGGTGACTCGGGGGTCGATGTCGCGGCGGGCCTTGGCGATGGTGACCCTGTCGCCCTTGGCCTCAACACCCCATTGCTCTATGAGCACCTTCGACTCCAGTATGCGACAGAAGTTCGCCTCGCGCTCCTCGGCTACCTCCGCCTGAACCAACTCAGCCTTAGCATAAGAGACCCATGCCATGAACTCTCGATACGTATCCATAAGGTCCGCGTCGTCAAGGTCATCAAGATGCACCGGGAGATCGGGAACACCGTCGCCGGGGCGGTCAGGGAACGAGAACTTGTAAAGGAACTTGGTAAGCGGTGGGTCTTGTTGCTCTCTGCTGATAACCCTCATGAGAAGCACTCCTTCTTGAAGGGGCAGAACTTACACCCAGAGCAGGTCTTGGATACTGCCCACGTAGGACGGTCGGGTGGAGTCTGGTCATCCAGATGCTTCATAACGAGTTTGCAGCCCTCCAGAAGGGGAGCGACCACCTCGGGGTTGAACTTGACCTCAAACTCTTTTACCTGTTGTGAGGGCTTCCACTCGTAGATGAACACGATGGTGTCGACCTTGCGGCAGTGCATGTAGATGTTCCCCTGCCGAATGTGGGCGGGAAAGGGGGTCTTGATGTTTTTCCACACCTCATCAAGGGTGAGTTTCCCCGACTCGTAGTCAGCGTAGAGCGCTGGCTTGTCCCAGCGCACAGACCCGATACCCACGCTCTTTATCTCTATGAGGGCGCGCCCCTTGTCGTCCTCTATCTCCCCGTCAGCGTGGCCGATGATACGGTGCTCGTCATCCCGTAGGGGAACTTCACGGTAGGTGATGTCAATGCCGTGGCAGTCGGGGCACTCAAGGGGAGACTTGCCGAACCACGTCGTGCTGCACTCACGGCAG